CACAACCTCTGACATGGCACAACCACGTTGTTTCTATACTAACCGCTAACTGCGTTTTTGAGCATATTATATTTATTAATGTCTGTGCGATAAAGTCTTGCTTGCTCAGTTAAATTAAAAGACTCTCTTGCAAAAGGATTACTTTCTCCTGTGACAACGTCAGCCGTTACCTTAGTTGTTGTTGCTCCACCACCTTGTGGTCTTGGGTTCTTTTGCACCCATTGAGGCATATTTTGTTGAGCCCATTCTTTTACAGATGTTCTGTTATATCCGTCAACAACTACAACCGTTCCATCAGGGTCTCTTGATAATTGCTCCTTATTAAGTCTCGACAACACATATTGTGGGTCGTGAACAACGTCTGCGAGAGCAGTCACAGCAGGGGCTTCAACTTCAAGTTCTCTTTGTCTTTTCTCAAGCTCTTGAATCCTCTGATTTTTTGCTTCTTCTGCTTGCCTATATTGTGCAGCAAGTTTTTCTGTTGCCTCTTCATATCTCCCTTTTGCTTCTAACTCTTCTTGTTCTTTCTTTTGCTTGAAAGCAATCAAAGCATTCACATCTACATCTTGAGGCACAGCTTTTGCAGCTTCTTTTGCTTTTTTATAGTCATCTAAAAGTTCCGCTTTGCTTTTTCTCAATGCTTCAACTTCTGCAATCAAGGCAGCAGTATCAACAGGTGGATTTGGTTTGATTGGTTCTTCAGCCATAAAAAATCTTAATAATTATTAATATACTAACTCCACTTTACTTTGTCAGCCCAATAAGCCGCACTTGTCTTACCTTTTGCAATATTTTTAGCATGACGAGCTTTGAAAGACCGTCTTTTAGCTTTATCTGCCTCTGACTCACCCTTTCTTGGAGGCTTTGTTTTTGCACCTTGCATACCAAATCTGATTAATCTAAAGCCATCGCCTTGTTTTATAACGACTGCATGAGACTTTCCACTCTTATGATTTGGTGTGCGGATTGGTTTATCAACACCAGCAAAAGTATGTCCACCTCTTTTAATTGTCATTTACCTTTTTTCCTCATAGCAAGCCTGTGAGCTTCAGTAAATGTTTTACCAGCAAGCATAGCCTTTATCATCTCATCCATGTGTGCTTTTGTATGTCCATGAGTTGACTTATGACGCTTTAAAGCATTTTTTTGGCGAGTTGTGAGTTCTTTTTTCTTCATTTTTTCCTCAATAAATCAGCATCAGCCTTTCTTGCTCCGCCTTTTCCTGTTATAAAACTATTAACTCTCCCCATCGCCCAAGCTGCCATCGATACGTTTCTTGATCCGCCACCAAGATATGCTCCCTGACCTCTGCGGTAAACAGCAGCTAGTTGCGTGTAAGAAAAACGGCTGTTGGCAGCCTTCTTTTTAAGTGTTTTTTTTACGCTTTCGCTTAGTGGTTTTCTTTTTGGTCTTTCTGCCATCTTGAGCGATCCTTGATTTTTGTACAGCTTCAATATCAATATACTCTCCTCGCTTGTAAGCTGCTGCCGTTCTTTTTATTTCAGCAGCCTTTGCAGCTTTATTTTTGGCCCCACTAAGATATTTCTTAGCAACACCAGTTTTTTTATCCTTTGGAACTTTTCTAAAGCGTCTAGTCACCTTTCTTTTTTGATTTTTTGGCTTTTGGCTTTACATCAGAGTTTTCAGCCTTTGGCTTGGTTTCTTTTACACCTTGAACTTTAAAAATATAACCCATTACTTTTTGCCTCCTTTCTTTTTCTTTTTCTTTCCTTTTGGTTTCATTGATCCGTAATGTGAAGGCATGATTTTGAATGCAACTAAATATATCTTATCTCCTTTTGCGTTTTCTGGCTGGTTTAGATTTGCCAGCAGAACTTAAAGCAATTGCAACAGCCTGTGATCTTGATTTCCCTTCTTTCATAAGCATTCTTATGTTGCCTGTTATTGTTTTTTGAGACTTTCCTTTTTTAATTGGCATTTGGATATCGTTTAGCTAATTGATCTAATGTTAACTCCGTTCCATCTTCTCGGATAATTTTTTTTAAGGCATTTGTTGCGTTTAGTTGTTTTTTTCCTCTTTTAGGACTCATCAAAAAATTAAAATATCTTTTCTTTTTTCCCAGCACTTTGTCTTGAATATCAGGATTATCTTTTAACCAATTTGCGTAATTTGTATCTTGCGGAACACGACCAGTTGCTGAAGGCCTTGTGTTTGGAAAGGCTCTGGCAAGATCATCGTCATCAATGATTGGAACAGTTGTGGATCTGCAATTAAAATGTTGGGGAGGAACAGGACCTTGATCGTATTTAAACAACTGGCCATCTAACCTTTGACAAATGGAGCTTGTTCTTGCATCAAGAGTTGCAACATATTGATATTTGCCAGTTATATCGCTGTTTGCTGCATAAACTGCCTGACTTGCAGCATTTTGCACTTGATTAACAGTTGTCCTGACTACAGTTTGGATTTGTTTGTTTGATAAAAGCATTCCCTCTGAATCTTTTAAGGCAGAGTTTAAAGCGATAGCATTTTGAGGTTTACTGACAAAACTTAAATTAGGACCTTTGAGCCTCCTGACTATTTTTGTTAAAGATTCTCCTTCCAAAACACCAAGTCGGATTGCTTTTGAAAGCCTCGAAGCAGAATCATCTGCAATCCCTCTGAATGCTTTTTTGACTGTTTTTCCATTTGGCAGTGATATATCTGATCCTCTTTTCGCAGTCAAAGCAAACTGTGCAGTTTTAAACACGCCATCTTTATCTCGCAAACGGATCGTCAAAGCAGTTGGATCTCTCGTTACAACTGATTTTGCAAAGTCAGGAGAAACAGCAACCGTATTTACTTGAAACTCACCTTTTGGGAGGACTCGTTGGAGTTGATCTTGAACGAAGCCAACTTGAAACTCTGCTAAGTTTTGCAATTCATCAATCATATATGCAGCACTTTCGTTTTCCCAGCCTTTCAAACTATCAACCATTTGAGCCAATATTGATCTAAGTCTTGCAGTTGTTGCTGGGCTGTTGCCTTCGAGGTCTCTTATTTGTCTGAGAACATCAAGGATAACATCGTTAAATTGGGTGGCAACTTGAAATTGCACCTTGTTGCTATATCTGTTAAGGTCTATAGCTTCTCTATAAAAAGCCTCTGGAACTGCCATTTACTAAGCTGCTTCACTTTCTTGGTTCATCTCTATCAACCCACCCGATTGCGTCTTTTCAAGTTCTTCTTCAATATCAAAGTCGTCACCGAGTATTTCTCCGCTTGCAAGTTGCTCAAGAAGTTTCTCTTGGCTGATACCATTTGCAGCATATATTTTAAGGAGACTGTCGATCTCTGCTGGCTCAAGCCTTGCGGTTACAAAGTCTCTATTAACAAAAGAACTGCCAGCATTGGGTTCGTTTAAATATTCACTGTGAAACTTAAGACAATTATCAATCAAATCTTGCATTTGCTGTGCAATAACCATCATTGTTGAGTCGTTCTGCGATCTGTCGATTCGCTTGGCTTCCGCTGTTTCTCCGACTAACTTTTGACCAAGCACCGCAGCCAATGACAAAGTATTTATTTGATCTTTGATATCTCCAAGCCTTTTGAACTGGCTGTCATAACTGTCGCCAGAAGGTGATACATATTCAAGTCTTGATTCTGGTGGCAAAGACAAAGCTTCGTTTGGACCAGTTGTTATCTCATCAGCGTTTGGATAACCAAAAACAGCAAGTAATGGAACAGAACTGATATGGAGAATATTATCAAGGTCGCTTTGTATTTGATAATGCTTGAGGTTTAATTCTGCAATATCGTATAAAGGACTGCGTGATTCGTAATATCCAACTCGGTTTGAATAAGCAACAGCAAACGGAATTTTGTCTTTTATGCTCATCTCGCCTTCATCAACTAATTTATATTCGCCTTTTTTATCTTTGCGATGTATTTCATAACGACCAAGTTCAAGAACTCGGATTTGTTTGACCAGCTTTTCACCATATTTGCCATCATTTTCAACAACTTGTTCCATCAATCTAAGTTGAGTCAGTTGCCTTGATCCTTCTATTATTTCTGTTCGCCAGCCAAGAATATCTCTTGGTGTATAAGTAACCCAATAAGGTCTTGCCTTTTCTCCTTCTTTTGGTGCATCAACAAGCACTCCGACGTGACCAAATGAAATTGCCGTTCTTGCAGTTTGATAAAGCCAAACGTTAAGATCGTTGCCCTCAAGGTCAACATCAAAAAGCTGCTCCCGAACGAGGTCAGATACATCATCAAGTCTGACAGGCTTTCGCACCAACATTCCTGACAACATTTTTTCTATTCGTTGCAAATAAGGAACAACAGTTGATCTTGCCAGCCTTGTGTCGTAGGCATCATCAGTCTCTCTTGGTTCCTGTTGAAGATATTTTCTATGTTCGCTGCGTATTTTATAAGTTCCTTCCTTCAAATCCTCAATCAAACCCCAGAAATTTGCCATCCTTTGATAGGCAGCATTAGGAGAGGCAACCGTTGTAGGAGCTAAAGTTACAGGCTGGTTGTAAATATTTAGTGAGCTATACACGGTTTTTCCTC